TTGACTGGAATGATAAGTAAATAGGCGTTCCATTGAATACAACAACGCTTCTGCTTGGATGATATGGCTGACCTGCGGCTGTGGTATAAGTTAAAGGCTTTTGAAAGTCAGGCGCATTTGGGTTTTGGTTAGTAACAATCGAACCTGCTAAGTTCAAAGGGTCTAGCTGATTAAAGTATAGATTTAAATGTGGCAAATCCCAAGGGTCGATAGGGTCAGTTGTTGGGATTTTATCTGCGCCGTAAACAATAGCGGATGCACCATAAGTGCGCTTTAAAAACATCGTGTCACGAATATGGGCAGTTGCGCCTAGCTTTTCCCATTCTTTCTCAAATGCTTCAATAAGCATTTCTTTAGGCTGTTTGTCGATTGTGATAATACGAGGTTTTGAAAGGGCTAAACGGACAGGCTTTTCAACGAGCTTTCCACCGAGAGGGTGATATTCCCACAGCATCTTACATAAGTTATATCCCACATCAGTACCAGGCTCTATTTCTCCAGCCTGCAATACATTCATAAGCTGTGAACCAATGGAAGAACTGTTAATTACGATTTCTGACATAATTGCCCCTAATATCCGTACTTATCTCCAACGCCGATTGCAATAGAATACACAAAAGCATCTAATAAGTCATCAGCCCTTTTATGGGCATCTTTATCACCTATTCTAAAACCTGTCACTTGTGTTAGCAAATGATTTCTAGTTGCGCCTTTAAAAGATACAACTTTGTCGTAAGCATACTGACTTAGCTTTAATTTTTCCTGATAGAAATGTCCTGAAACGCTAATTGCACGTTCATCTTTACCAACAGCCGTTAGTTTGCTGTCAATAGAATGAGTATTCCATCCGCGAGTTCTGCCTTGTTGCAATAGAATAGAACCAGCCGCCGCATCTTCAATGAATGTGCCAATCACGCCATTGCGAGAACCGCATTGAACGGATAACTGTTCTAATCGCTGAAATACAGTTGGCATCCAAGATTCAAGCATTGCACCGTCAATTTGAACAATATCATAATCAAGCAATATCAGAGGTGTTCCGTAAAACTTATTGATTGCCACATAAACAATCGCAGTTCCATCGTTTTCTTTACCGCCTTTGACTGCGGTATCAATCACAGCATAAACGCCATCGCATTTTGTCGGATAGTCTGCGCCTTTTCCATCAATTAGCATTTTCTCCAATGAGAAAAACGCAATGCCTGACCAGTCCACAAATTCAGCTAAAAACTCTTGTTGGAAAATCAGCGGATGATTTGATTGCCGTTCTTTTTCTAATTCATCTAGCGGAACGTAAGGATTTGTTGAGGTAGGAGCATGAAATGAATGAAATCCCAGCTCAGGGTCATTACATATCGCATAAAAGAAATTTTCTGCATCCGTACCATTTGGCGTTGAGAATACCCAAGCAGTACCTTTGGTCGTTAGCATCGTAGGTTTAATTGATTTGCGCCATATATCCAACATTTGAGGCGATTTGGTAAATGATGCCTCATCAATCAGCACATAATGATATTCACGACCACGACCAGCCAATTCATTATCATTCAAAGTCCAAAAGTCAACCTTACCGCCAGTTGTTGTTTTGATTGTGCCGTCATTGCGACTTCCTGATAAGAATACAGGTTGCAATCGATCTTTGACTTCATCCCATATCTCTTGAAGCTGTTTGTGTTCAGGTGCGAAAATGCCTACGTTAAAACCTTCAGTTGAATAAGATACAGCCAATGCCACTAAGAATTTAGTCTTGCCCCATCGCCGACCACATCGAACCGCATTTAATCTTTGTCTGCCTATTATTAAATCAAGCTGACCCGAATGTAAATCAACATTCGTTACCGTTTTCATACAGGCAATCTTCCAACAATTTCCACTTTATGATCGTCATTATCTTCAACTGGAGCTTTGCTTGCTTTGTTAATTTCATTACCGAGATGGCTTGCTTGGTTTGTGACTTGTACTATCCTAGACAATTGCATCAACATTTCAATGTCTATTCCATTTTCAATACCAATCTTAGCAACGCCATTCTTAGCGAGCTTCGATAATTCCAATGCAACGTGCAAATTATTGTCTGCCACTTGTACGAGTTTTGACTTAACTGTGTTGATGTTATTCGCTAATTCGAGAGCGATTTTTGCATCATCTTCGGGTAATCCCGATTCGGATAAATCACGAATAATCTGTAAGGCTTTGTTTTGTATTGCTTCTTTTCTGCCCTGATTTGCTTTTTCGGAATTATTCGGAATATTATTTTCCGAAGAATCGGAATTATTGTTGGAAGTTGCTGATTTCTTTAGATAACTTCTGATTGTACCTTCGTCAATTCCGTACTCTTTAGCGAGCGAGTTTACGGATTCTCCATTGATGATATGCCGTCTTTTAATATCTTCCCATTGCTGTGGGGTGAGTTTGCTTTTTCTTGCCATGATGTGAAGGTGTCGGGCTTACTTTAGCGGAATAAAGTAATTACATTGGAGATATGTTTGACCCGACAAAATGTTTATAGCTTTGTTTTAAATTCAGAGATAAGAGATTTGAGTTTTGTTTTAATCTCTTGAACATGAAATAGTGATTTAATAGAACCGAGCTTTTCGAGTTCTGATTCTATGTATTCGATTTCAGCTTGCAGTTTTGATGTCTTTTTAACATCTACCAAAGGTGCAGGTTCATTTGCGACAATTGTATTTGCTTCAACAGTAGCTACCGTAGGAGCGGATTCGACAATCGGTTCTTGAGTATCTTCAATCATGATGCTTCCTTTCTTGGTTGGTTTAGATTTGATATTACTACCTTTTTTTTGAATTGTCATTCTATCCATTCTCCAAAGTTGCCTTTGTTGCCTTTAATGAATTGGTCTTTGACATCAATTTTTAACTGTGTTGCACGTTTTTGTACTGCTGGTTTGTCGAGAAACTCTGTAACACGATTCCAGTTTCCATCAGCAATTCTCCATTTAATCAAAGTGCGTACTTCACATTGATGGAGAATCCTTTGTGTATTCATAATGAAAAATCCCTTTTATTATTGTTTTTGTCATATCAAGTAATTTTTCTTCCGTTCCGAATCTTTCTTCAAATGTTTTTTGACCTGAATGTAAAGCTACGCCGTGACCGCCACCGAGATGATGCGTGTAACATAAGGGGATAGCATTAGACCAATGAGATTTTTGCCCCATACCTGCACCATGTCGTATGTGGTGTATCTGTGCTTCACTAAATCCAAATCCTTCGTTCATACATACAATACATCCAATTTGAGAGAGCATTGAATAATATTTGCGCTCAGTTACTTTCTTTTGTATCAATTCCAGCTCCATCCTAGTTGACTTGCCCAAATGACAATTTGATCTTGATAATCTGTCATTTCTTTAGTGCTTAATTTTGTAGTGCTTTTGACAGTTTCAAAAACTTCGCCGTTTATTTCTTTTTGCTCTCGCAGGAATTTATATCCCATCAGCTCATGAACTTCATCTTTGGTGTAACCAGTATATTCAGCAATAGATGTGTAAAGTTCCCATAAACGTGCGTTTTGCTCCATAGAGCGTGTTGATTTCTTTTCTTTGATGATTACTTGCCATTCGACTGCAAAATCTAGCTTGTTTAAGTAATCAACTAAAAATTGCAAATTTTGTTTTGATAGATTCCAAGTTTTACTCATCATTCAGTCCTAAAAGCTAACATGGATTTTAATCGTTTGATTTCGTCTTGCATTTTGATTAATTCATCTAATGGAATCGTGACCATGTTATTTTTGTTTTTAGGAAAGCGAATTTCTACTGGTTCGCCATTATCCCATCTTGGGAATAATATTGGCACATATTCTTTTTTCATTTTTCGCCGCGAACTTTTCTAATGAGTTCAATGATGCTGACTAAATCGTTGGGCGTTTGTTCCCACAATTGAATAATGTCGCTATCAGTTAATTGTGGAATTTGATGTTCATGTGGCATTTGAATATGACCACATTTTTTGCAAATAAAAGATTGATGATCTGACATTTAAAACTCCTTATTCTAATAATAATGATTGTTGAGCTACTCTTTGTTTTTGCAAAGATTCATATTCATTATTTAATTCGCATCCTAAATATTGCCTACCTAAAGTTTGAGATACTTGCGCTGTAGTTCCACTTCCCATAAATGGGTCTAAAACTATATCACCAATTTTACTTCCTGCAAGAATACAAGGTTCAATTAATTCTTCGGGGAAAACTGCGAAATGTGCGCCTGAATAGGCTTTAGTTGGAACTGTCCATATAGAGCGTTTATTTCTTTTTTCATTAATAGTTACAAAAGAATCTTGACCCCCACTATTATTTTGCTGGGTTCTTTTTCCTTCATACCGAATATTACCTTTATCACTTCTAGCATCATTGCCATAAGTTACTGAATTTTCTTTGATTGCTTCATTATCAAAAAAGTATTTATCAGATTTAGTTAACAAAAATATATATTCATGAGATTTAGTGCATCTATCTGTAACAGATTCAGGCATTGGATTTGGTTTATTCCAAATAATGTCTTGTCTTAAATACCAACCACGTTCTCTTAATGCAAAAGCAAGCATCCACGGGATTCCAATTAAATCTTTATTTTTTAATCCTTGTGATTTAAGCATTTTTGTATCTCTTACTCTGCTTAATCCTTTATCCATTACATGAGCTTCTTCACGACTTGTGCCTTTAGCCAAAGTTTGTCCTACACTTTTACAGTCTTTATGGCTTGAATAACTATCACCAATATTTACCCAAAGTACACCATCATCAGCCAATATATCCCAAACGCAATCAAATACCTCGCACATTGCTTCAATGTAAGCCTTTGGAGTTTCTTCCAAACCAATTTGCTCATCTTGTCTTATAGCTCCACAACGAGGGCATACGTCTTTATAAATTCCATCACCTACAGCACCGCCCATGTTTTTATGTCCAGTAATGGTTTTCTCAGAAAACTTGCTATCACGCTTATGACTGCAATTAGAATCCCCACCAACCCATGTCGCTGTGCCATAGTCACGCAATCCATAGTAAGGTGGGCTAGTAACACACATTTGAACTTTTATGCCTTTTTGCGCCCATTTACGCATTGTTACACGACAATCTCCAAATTCGATTTTATTCATATTTTCTAGTGAATCATTCCTAGTTGTTTTTTAACTTGCATAAGTTTTTGATGATTTTCTGCTTTTTGTTCATCAGTAATTTTTCTGCCTATCATTACTGGAATGTTTTTCATCTCTCTAGCTTTGCACATTTCAATAATGTCAGCAGGCGTAGGCATTTTCTTATTGGTATCAACCCAAGTATCAAAAGATTTGCTTACGATAGAAAATTCAAAGCGATTAAGTTTATGCCACCAAATACGCAACAGCTCTTGATCTAGCTCTTGTTTTCCATAAAGCGTAGTCAATGCTCGCATCATTGATTTAAATTGTGCTTTTTCTATATCAACCATGATTAACTCCTAAAATGGAACTAAGTCTTTAGTAGGTTGCTCATCTTGCCAACGACCTTGATTCAAATAAGTAGAAGGATTTGGAATGAATTGTCCATCATTCTTAGTCCATTGGTTACTATTGGTCTGCCAACTCAAAGCATATAAAACATCGTCTAATTTTGGTTTTACCTTTTTCCAAGATACTTGAGCCGCTGTTTTCCCTACTTTTTTTGGATACGCTTCCCAAAATACATCAAAGTCATCAATTCCAGTTTGCTGAACCACAACCAACTTTGTTTTGTTATTTGTTGTAGTCTTTTCTTTTGTAGTGTTATCTTTTGTAGTCTGTTCTGGGATGATAAAATCTGATGTCGTCATGACGTTATCATGATTTGTTTTAATTTGTCTAATAAATTCACGCATTTTTAAATTGCTAGTGGATGAAGTTACAAGTCTTTTTGCTATTTTTAAACAAGTAATTCTTCCATCAGAATTTTCAAATAATCCTAAATCAACAAACCTTTTCATCATTTCTTCTACTTTTTGCAATGTAGAACCAGTATTTCGAGCAATTACTCTTGCATCATGTTTAAGTTCAAAAGTAATGTTTTCTGATGATGTTTTATTAACAATCAATTCTATGCAATACCAATATAATCCATAACCTTCAAGACCATAATCTAAAAGAACTTCTTGTAATTTTTCATCAAGATTGGCATTTGAATCATGTCTAAACCAATCCATCATCTTCCCCTATATAACCTTCTTTAACCGTCATTTGAATAATGTCTATAAAATGCTGAATATTGCCTATACTAATTAAAATAGTATCTTCATTACCCATGCCATATTGAGTAATTACTAAATCCCCATCTTCATCAATCCAACATTTAACTTCATCTTGCGCTCTAATATATTTAGCCATTTTTACTCCAAAAAAAAAGGCTTCACCTGCTAACTCACCTTTTTTAAGGGCGTTGGTAGAACGGTATAGTGACCGCCAGTTAGCATGTGAAGCCTTACTATATTAATTCATCCCTACCACGAGATGATTAAAACTCTAAATCAATAAATTTAGTTTTGCAAGTATTCATTAATTATATTTTTTGCTTCTTCATATCCATAAGCAATAACAGCTTCATAATTCTGACTTTTAGCTTTTTCAATAAATTCAATTTGTGATTCCGTTGGCTTTCCGCCTTTAGCTTTCATTTCTATAAACAGTCCATAACGAGTTTTATTTGCTTTCATAAGGAATAGGTCAGGAACTCCTGAGATTAATCCTTCTGCCTTCATGTAAGCGGCAAGTTGCATACTTCTTTTTGCGGCATTTGGAATTGAAAACATGGTTAGCTTTGGATATTGCAATCTAAACCATTTAATCAACATTACTTGTTCTTGATGCTCATTCAGCTTCATTGATTTGTTTCAATACCCATTTTGAACCACCGAGCTTTTTGTATTTAATAATTTCATCTTCAGTCATTGAAATATGAATTTGCTTTTTCTTAATTAAAATTTTCTTACGACCTGAATTTGGTCGCGCTCCACCTAGTTTTTTCATGTTTACTCCAAATTAGTTTTGTTGCATTATAACCACAAAATGAAATTATTTCACTTTTTTTCAATTTATTTGTTGCATTGATGAAAAAATAGGATTAACATTCAATTGTAGTAAATGATTAATGAAACTTTTTAGGAGATTACGAAAATGAATGTAAATTTAGGCTTACACAACATTGAAAAAATGGTTTACAAAAAGAAATACTTTAAAGCTGATGAAGGCAAAGATAATGATTTCTTTGTAATGGAATTAAATTTTCACGATAAAGATGGAAATGTTTATCAAGTTAATATTTTTGGTGACAATGAATGTGAAATAATTGAGCTTGATAATTAATGTTAATGCCCTCGAAAGAGGGCTTGTTTAGGAGATTACGAAAATGGGTGTTGAAACAGTTAAAGTCAATGGAATCAATTTTGAAGCATATTACGCTTGTGAAGTTGAAACCGATCCCTTAGGTACTGGTGACAGTCCTACCGAATATGTAGTCGAAATCATTGCAATTGAAGTTGGTGCAGATACTCAAGATGTGCAGGATATTTTACCTCGCCACATTTATGATGAAATCATTTATCAAATCATTCAAACAGAGGCAAACAATGGATAACTTTCTTATTATTATTATCGGTTTAATTGTATTTATTGCTGTTCTAGCGTTTGCTGGATGGCTTGGTGAAGATAAGGATTGGAAATAATTATGAAAAACATTTACACAGCATTTATTAAGGCTCAAAAAGAATTTGCGCCAGCTCTTAAAACATCTACAAATCCGCATTTTAAATCCAAATACGTTAGTTTGGATGGTTGCATTGAGGCTGTTATTGATGCGCTAAATAATAACGGCATAGGCTTATTACAGCTTACTCATGAAGCCGAACATGGTGTAATGGTTGAAACTGTATTGATTCATGAATCAGGTGAGCAATTAAGTGGTGGAAAATTGTTTGTTCCAGCAACCAAATTGGATGCTCAAGGTTTTGGTTCTGCATTAACTTATGCTCGCCGTTATACATTGATGGCAACGTGCGGTATCGCTCCTGAAGATGATGATGGTAATGCGGCAT